ACTCTCATCAAAAGACTGGATGGCAATAGCGATTCAATCGACAGCTGCTGACAACTGAGGGGTTCTATGAGCCTCGCAGAGCAATTCGCTGCGATAGCCAAAGCCGCATTCATTGCGGGGGCTATGTCTGAGGTAAAAAAGCAGGGCACAAAGGCCGGAAAAAAGGCCGTTTCTGTTACCGCATCCGGCTTGGAAGCAGGTGCTAAGAAGGTAAAACGAAAGGCTTCAGCGTATTCTAAGAGATATGGAGCTGCATTCAAGAAGGTTGCAAAGAAATACAAGAAGAAGAACGGCTCGTGGAAGACAAACGGATTCAAGAACGCACAAAAAGCAGCGCACAAACTAGCAAAGAGATGATGGATATGGCCAAGAAAGAAGAGAAAGAAATCAAATCACGCGTACTCTCGAAGACAATCGACGGCATTGCCGGCATTGTTGGTGAATCTCAATCAATAATCATGGGCGGCGGTGAAGGTTGGAACCATGTCTATGTCAATGTAGGCACTGGATTCCACGTAATCTATAACATTCAAACCATAGATTTGAGTGGATATAAACTCCAAGACATGACTCTCTTCCCCCAAGGTGTTCTAATGCAAGATATGCAAGTCTTCCCTCAAACGGCAGGCGCTCCCTTCCTCCAAAGGGCTACTATGGTTAGTACAACACCAATCAATGAAGGCGATTTAACTAATCTTGATGCTACCCAAGGAAATTCATGGCACCTCCCCGGTTCCCCCTCATCAACTCATGAATTAAACAATATTCTTAAAGGCAGGTTGCAGAACTATCTAACACTCACAACTTACGGAGGTCTTCAACAAACCTCTGAATCGTTCTGGGGTACTGCTGATTCAACGGCCGCAGAAAAAATATGGTGTGTTGATGCCATTCTTATCCCCGATGTAGAAGGTGCTTCTTTTGCAGCCCCTGACCAAGCATTCGTTCTACCATCTATCATCGCACATGAACCCGAACTAGAATATATGATGAGATTGGCGCGGTCTGTGGAGCCGGTATATTGAGTGCTCTAGTTGGAAACAACGAAAGAGCCAATCGTGGTTGGCTCACGAATTTCAATGAGCGTTTTCTTTATTATGGAACGTGGGGGTTATGGGACCCAAAGAACTACACCATCGAACCTTGGTTTTTGGGTGGAGGTACTATTGGATGGTCTAAATCCGCTTGGTCGAAACCTACCTTGGCTGGATTTGGCCGGGGTTTGCTCCTTTCCCAAACTATTGCCTTCGTAGGTGTGGGTTTTGTTGGTGGAGTGTGGGACCCACTTGAACAATTTCCAGATGAAGGACTTGACGATACTTTAGGGTTACCCACTTTGATTGATGCTGGTAATTGGACGCAACGTCGAGCCGATACAATGAATCGGAATTGGAATAGAATGATGCCGGAATTCCTTCAAGTATAATCATAACTCAGAGTCTAGGCTCAGAGCAGATATTAGCCAATATGTGAAACCCATACTGAATAAATACCACAATATTGTACTAATCATTCTTCATCCACCACCAATTTCAATTCATGGCCACACTTGGGGCAACCCTGAGTTAACCAATCAATCGGAAAAAACTCCATACAAGTATCACAAGCACACTTCATTCTTCTTCCTCCTTCTGCAACTTACGAAGATAAAGAGTCACCTTATGGAGTTCCTCTTTCGTTGCAGTTCTCAACAATATCCTCAAATGAGGTCCAACATTATTCATTCTTCCACCTTCCATCCGGGTTTTTGGGTGATTGGATGTTTTAGAACCCAAACCAATTGGCTTCCATCGACGCTCTGGCGTCTATCTCCCTCCTGTAACGCGGGAACTATCTTCTCCTGTTCCCATAGTCTTACAATAGCTACAGAGACCTTCCTAGAGGCACTACGGCCATGGTTTCTCCATATTGCATATATTGCATCGGCTTCTTCTGTTAGGTATAGGCTTCTTTGTCCCATATCTAACCCTAGAAGTCCCTAGTATATCAATATATCATTTGAAAAAAAGAGATACCCCCCCCCTAGAGAGTTTCTCTCTCTTTTCTTGATGCGCAGTAGAGCCTAGGCTAAGTGGTCCTATGGACCTCTTGTATTTGAACAAGCGTGGTGAACCAAAGAAGATAGGGAGTTCTAGTTTATAGGGTGTCGATTGTCTGGTTAAGATATGACAAAGTCACTAACAGGTAGTTTTTACCTGACTGAAACAGTAGGAATGCCCGCCGGTACACTGAACGGAGTGCGAATCCAAGGAAGCATCGATTTAGGAGCCTATGTGAATGTACCAACAGGACAAGCCATAGCAATTGAAAGCGTGGATTTCATTTGGCAGCGTGATGGAGATTATGGCCAATCGGTCAATGCTTTCCTAACGGGGAACGGGACACTCAGTGCTCAAGTCACCGACCTAAACCCTGGGAGTGCCTTTGTTCGGGCCGATAACCAGTCATTAGTTGCCTCTGGCGCTCTAAACGTCGACGACGCTAACAACGTATCAAGCCAATTCAGCGACTTGTACCCTGACAACCATGGTCCCGCTGCTCTAAGTGAGGCTTTTCTGGTTGTCAACGACCAACTCTATCTAAATGCTGGTGTTGATGCAGTCAACGTAGGAACTGGACAACTATTCTGTACTGCAAGAATCAAGTGTAGAGTAGTCAAACTCTCATCAAAAGACTGGATGGCAATAGCGATTCAATCGACAGCTGCTGACAACTGAGGGGTTCTATGAGCCTCGCAGAGCAATTCGCTGCGATAGCCAAAGCCGCATTCATTGCGGGGGCTATGTCTGAGGTAAAAAAGCAG